CCATTCAGAGGCAAAGGACGGATGCGATTCGAAGTTGCATGCAACAAAGGCAATGCTTGCTGAGAATGCCGGAATTCGACTATTGCAAATATTTCATGATGAGTGGAGAGACAGAAATTACATTGTCAAAGAGATGATTCGAAGTCGTCTTGGGATTTCTAATAGAAAGATCGGTGCTAGAAAGTGCAACTTGGTCCAGATTGATGCAAAAGCGCAGCGTCAATTCTTTGAATCTTCTCATCTGTCGGGATACGCACCCGCTCAGAATGCATGGGCCCTTGAATATAGCGGTGAAATTTTATCATGTCTCTCTGTCAGAGTTCCGAGACAGGAAAAGTGGAGAGACAGATTAGAGATTTCAAGGTATGCCACAGCTCCGGGCGTAATTGTTGCAGGCGGGCTATCAAGATTGTCAAGAGCAGCTTTTGAATACTCGATTGAGTCAGGTCAATCGGGCTTAATGACATATGTTGATAGAAGAGTCGGATTTGGCCAAGGATATCTCTCATGCGGATTTAAAGAAGCCGGACAGACCGGTCCCGATTACTGGTACACAGACATGAGATCGAGATTTGACAGGTTTAAATTTAGGGCCAATGGTGGTATCTCTGAAAAAGAGATTGCTGCTAAATCAGGAGTTTATAGGATCTGGGGAGCTGGTTCAAAGATTTTAACACTTTCACGATAGTTATCTAAAACGAGTGAGACAATAATGGGCGGAAATTTTATCTGCATGAAAGGCGAAGAAGCTTTCATGGGAAATGCTCTCATCATAACGAGACCTGGTGCAATTGAAAGACTTAAGCAGGACGTCATTGAAATGACGTATGCGCTCAATGATGCCCATGATGCAAAGTTTGGATATCCCTTATGGCCTATCCTTGATAGCAATCTCTCCAGCAATCTAATCTTCGCCGGATCAACAAACCACATCTTTGACACCAAGATTTCTGCAGAAGATCTTATAAAGGGAATGCCTGAAGTTAGTGATCTCGATCTGTACATTCCAAAGAAAGATAGAAGGGGAGATTCACTAAGTCAGCTCTTTGAGGAGCTGGCAAACAATGAAACAAAGCTTGGTGCATTTACTGTTATATGCTATAAAAAGCACGATTTGAAAGAAAAGCCCAGTGTCCCTGGAGAGACGATTGCCGTAGACAGAGGAACAAACGCAATCTTTGAATACCGGAATGCAGACGGAGATGATGCTTACATCCAGATTGATTTTATGCCATCGTCTGTCCCGACCGGAGACGAAGATCCGGAAGAGCAGAAAAAGATGTCACTCTGGGTCATGCTCAGCCATTCATCCGATTGGGATGACAGGAGGGAGGGAGTCAAGGGAGTCTTTCACAAGTACCTGCTGCAGGCAATGTTCACTGCACTTACAAGACTTCCCGGAAAGATTCTTACAGCTGGATCTCTCAAAGCCTCTGTGAAACAGGGGAAAAGATTTGGATATGAGATAAAGGTTAAGCCCCCAAAGGTTTCTGCTGAGACTGAGAGAGAGATGAGAATGTCTTCCTTCTCAGTTGACAAGGCGGTAGCTAGAAAAAGATTGACTGCAATAAATGATGTTATTGATGGAATCATTAAAGATCTACCAAATGAGCTTCCTGCAGATATCAAGGATCAGGTCAGGTCTGAAATAAATTCTGCAATCGCGCAGAACCCAGATCTAGTTGGTGTAGATCTGTACAAGAAAACAACCGACATTAAGTCGGACGCAGATGAAGATCCGCGCGGATTTGTGACAGACGTGCATGAGATCTTCAATATGCTATTTGGATTCATGCCAGATGATGAAAATCTAAAGAAGCTCTACTCGTTTAGGGGATTGCTTTCTCTTATTGGTGATCACATCCTGTCGTCAGAAGGTGGTGATCGAAAATGCAGGGAGATATTCAGGGATTTTGTCAATCGTCTTTTTGGCCCTGCTGCACAGGAAATTGACACACAAGATCAGATAAATGACGCAAAGAAGAAGAATTCATCAATTGAAAGGATCAGAAATGTTCCCGAGCTCGAATCTCTTCTACCTAGTAAACAAGAGATTGAAGAGATGAGAAAGGAATACTACTCAGACTTTGATATCAGAATGGGATCACGTCAGCAGACAGCTCAGCGCAAAAAGGCTTCTCTTGAGGAATCATCCATTCGTCTCTTTGTGAGAGGAATCATAAATGCTTGATATAAAGATTAGACATTTCTTTGACAAGATAGACAAGATGAAGCAGCCCGAAGCTGCACAATTTTGTAAACAGAATATTCGTGTCGTTGAAAAGCTGGATGGAACAAAGCTTACCGTCATAAGAACTGATGAAGATCTTAATGAAGATGATCCTCTGCAGGGATGGATTATATCCTACAAGGAAGACATAATCTACCCAGAGGAAACAGAGGGTCTCGGGCCAGATCGAAGCGTCGCAACATCGAAGATAAGATCTGGATATCCAGGAGAGAAAGGATCTGAGGGAGGGTCTGGTCCAAAGCCTGGCGCGACAGGAAGACTCTGGTATCGACTTGTAGTTGATCACCTAAAGGAGCAGATGAGCGATGGCTCAAAGTTTGATTTTTGGCAAAGGCCAGAAAATCGAGATCTTGAGATCTTTATTGAATTCATCCAGCGCAAAGGTACACTTGCAAGAAAGTACCAGAAACTAGGTGGGCTCTACCTTACCGCAATCGGCAAGTCACAATACTCAAAGGCGGGAGGCAGAGTCACATCTGTTGTTGGCAGCCAGATCACTGACCCAGAAATGATTGAGAATGTCAGAGAAAATCTTGATTTAAGTGAATACCCACTTATCTTTTCGGGCACGCTTCAGTCGTCAGATTCTATGATTGAAGGATCTGTGAATGAGGAGATTAGAAGCAAATTTGAAAACAAGCAAGAAGAAATAGATGGATTAATTGAAAGGGGCGATTGGAAGGGCGCACTAAGCATTGTCGATGAGATCTTCAAGGATTTTGAATCAAGTCTTGGAGACACAGCTGAGGGTGTTGTTATTTCTGTAGAATCAAACAGAGACCTCTACAAGACATATAGCGCTGGTCAATCATCTGCTCGAAAGCCAGGAGAAACAGACGAAGAATACAAGAAGAGAATTGAGGCTGAGCTGGCTGTAAGAGAGAAATCCAAAGAACTATCGGGCGCAGGAACAGCAGAAGAAGATTCAATTTTCTATACCGCTCTTGGAAACTTCATAAAGACAGAGATATTAGAGAACGACTTTAAAGATCCATCGCCAGAAAGATCAATTAGAAAGGCAATGAAGTACTTTTCTAATCTCTTCACGTCCATGTCAGAGGATGACTTTAAAATTGAGCTCAAAAATGCCATAGGCTCTAGCATTGATGTTCCCTTTGGAAAAAGAGATCTTATACGAGTTCAAGAAGCAGCTATAAATTCTGCAAGAAGCATTGTTGGACGTTTTGCAGATGCTGGAATGCTCACGGGAGAAAAGCGAACAGCTGGAGAATCTTATGTTATCGGCATAGTTCCGATGGCTGCAAAACCGCTGCACTTGGGTCACTGGAATATCATTGAAAAAGCTGCAGAAAATTGTGACATAGTATATCTGATAGTCTCAGGAAAGTCTCGTGCATCTGGCAATGTTACAATTACTGGTGAGCAGATGGGTGAGATATGGATGAAGATATTAAAAAGATACCTTCCGGGCAATGTTGTACTAAGCTTTTCTTCTTCAACTCCAATATCTTCAACGACAGGTGTCATAAGCAAGTTTGTAAATGAGCCAAACGTTTTGTTTTATGTGTATTCTGGCGAACCCGATGCGACGCGCGGAGAAGATGTCCAGATTATGTCAAAAGCCAAAGAGGCAGCCGGAAAGAGAGGTGCGTCAGATCGCGTTGTACCCAAGGTGGTTGAAACAATGCTAATTCCTAGTGAGCTGTACAAGATGGAGGAGTTTAAACAGCTGCAAGAGACACCTGAGTTCTCAAAAATTCCAGATCCTGACAGGGTCTCAGGAACGCTTATGCGATTAGCACTTCAATATGGCACAAAATCAGTGTTTTTTGCCTTGTTGCCCCGTGTCAGCGATAGCGACAAAGCCGGGATCTGGAACATACTCCACAAGCCAGCATCATTATTAGAATCTTCCGTAAGATATTTCATAAGAGAGAGCCTAAGACTTACCTGAGCTAGATACATAATCTTAAGCCCAATCCAAGTGAACACCTGACACCGACGGGCGGATTGGAAGCGTTCGGGGCATAGGAGGTTCACATGCCAAAGGTTGTCTATACTTCAGGAAAGGGTCTTATTCAGCAGGGCGGATCAGGGCTACAGTTCAGTGAATTGCCGTTCAGCCCGGTTCAAGACAGGACTGCAACGTTTACAGTTTCAACTCCCGGTGTCTATACGATGACAGCAGGCGCTGTTATGACAGGAACAATGCCTCTAGCCTCTGCCTACCCTGGCGCGAGGTTTGTCTTCAGAAATGGAGATGCATACGCAAACGTTCTTACGGCCTCTGCTGAGGCAGCCGGAACAAAGGCTTTCGTTCTAGGAAATGTAGCAGCTGGAAGTGCTCAAAATGGAAGCAAGATTGTCCTCCAGGCTGTTGCTGGTGCATCCGTTGCGCTAGTCTCTGATGGTGCAAACTTCATCGTTATGCCAGGCTCGGGATCTATTGCGTTTAGCGGAACCTAAGAAGCTCAATCTTAGTACAATCAAGCGCCTTTATAGGCGCTTGATTTGTTTTGAGCCTATTTAATAAAGAGATTGGGCACAAAATGTCGACATTCAGCACAACGCTAAACCCTACACCTTTTGGAATTTTTGATACGGATGTAGATTTTCAGTCTGAAGCTGACAATGTTATAACATTTGTAAAGAGAAAGATGGGAGACGATGTTCTCTCAGTTGAGCTTACAAAGAAGATGATCTGGGGCAATTTGGAAGAGGCAACTCTTGAATATGGCTCAATACTGAATCAGTACCAGGCAAAATCTCAGCTTCTAACATATCTGGGATTCAATACGGGATCAGGAAATGAGGCAACCAATAAGCTTCCTCGCGAGAGCCTTGAGTATCTAGGGCGATTTGCAGAACCGTACGCGACAGAAGCAGGAATAGGCGGATCCTATAATCACTACTCCGGTTCAATCTCTCTCGTGACAGGTCAGCAAGATTATGATCTATACACTGATCTAATTGATTCAAGCGGAAATACACTTTATAGCGGAAGCGATAACTCTTCTCCAAGATCTAAGATGAGGATAATGGAGGTATTTCACTTTAGTCCACAGGCAGCTTACAGATTTTTTGATACAACTTCGGCAATCAATTATCTCAATAACGCTTTTTCATTTGAGTCGTTTACTCCAGAGACAATCTTCTATGTTCTTCCGGTCTTTGAAGACGTTCTTAGAGCCGGAATGCTTGATATCTCGAACAGAGTTAGAAGATCAAACTACTCTTACAAGGTAATTGGCACCAAGCTCAGAATATTTCCGACTCCTTCTCTCAATGAAGTCCCAAACAAGCTCTGGGTAAGAGTTAGATATTATTCTAATCCCCTGAGTCCCGACTACGGAGATGAGACAATTGGGGGTGTCTCAAATCTATCAAACATTCCTTTTGGAAATGTCAATTACACTCGGGTTAACAGCATTGGAAGACAGTGGATAAGGCAGTATACCCTAGCCCTCTGCATGGAGCAGCTAGGTCTTATCAGAAACAAGTTTGGAAATATTCCAATTCCCGGAGGAACTGTCACACTCAATGGATCAGATCTAACAGCAAAAGGCAGAGAGGATAAAAAAGAGCTTGTGACAAAACTTCGTGAGATGCTTGATACACTCACCTACGACAAGCTCATTGAGACAGCAGCGACACGTGCAGAAAATCTCACCAAACAGCTTTCCAAGGTCCCGATACCAAATGGAAAAGCAATCTTTATGGGATGATATAAAAAATGTCAAGACTATTCATTTCTCCAAGAGAGATAAATTTTATCAACGACATTGCTAAAGAGCTTGTCAAGGATGTTGTTGGGCAGAAGATATACTACTTCTCAATTAGCGAAATCAAATCTCGCGCACACGATGTCTATGAGGAATCACCAGACAAAATATTTGAAACTCCAATTGAGCTTGAATGTCTTGTTAAGTACTCTCCACAAGAGATCATAACAAACAAATTTGGATCTGAGGAGTACTATACAATTGAAGCCTACATACAAGTTAGAGACCTAATAGACAAGGGAATCGATCTCATGGAGGGAGACTTCTTCTCTTACGGTGATACATTTTTTGAAATTGTCAAGGCACCTCGGACTGATACGATTTTTGGACAAATTGAGCACAAGAGCTTTATCACAATTACTGGCAAGCAGTCAAGAAAAGGACAATTTGTCTCAAAGGTCTTTGGTCCGACATCGGAGTGGTACTCGGATCCAGATGCCGTCCAGAATACATTTGTTCAGCAGCGCGGTTTTGCTGAAAATTCACTTGGGAAAACAGGAGACGTTAGATCCTTGCAACAGACAGGTGTCCTGGATGCTCCAATTACAGGACCAGCTGAGGTTTCACCTAGCGGAGATCCCGATGGTGTCGGTTCTTCGTTCTATGATGAGTCATAATCATGTCAACAAAAGAGCAATTAAAGAAAGGATATGAGGGATTTAATGTTCCAGAGAACTTCTCTTTTCCTTCATGCGGAATAGAGGATGTTGACAGATCACTCTTTGAGCTCTTTGATAAGCGCCTGGCATTTGAGATAAAAGTAAATGAGCAGACAACAAAGGTCCCGGTTGTCTTTGCTGCGGGTGAGAGATTCGCACTCACTAGAAGAGCAAAGCCGATTCGAGACAAGAACAACGCCTTGATTCTGCCTCTAATTGCAATAAAGCGCCAAGCAGTTGGTTTTAAGACAGAGGCTGATGCTGGTGGAACTGCCATATCATTTAGGCAAAACGCAGATTACATAATAAGAAAAAGACTCGATACTTCTGATCGAGATTATCAAAACATAGTAAACAAGCTTTCGATTAAGAATCAGAATAATGTTACCTCAAGAGGCCACTTCATAAACAATGATGTTTCCCCCGGATCCGGAGCTTTTCCTGGCACAAAAACTTCGAGAAGAAACGGACCAGGAATCGCCTATGGGGGAGGAAAGCTTGGCTTTGCTCTCAACAATGACGTAGGAAATAATATCTTTGAAATTATTACAATACCTTATCCAGTTTTTATTCAGCTCAATTATGAGGTAACATTCTGGACACAGTACATGTCTCAGATGAATCAGCTTTTAGAGACACTACTTGTCAAGACAGATGGACAAGGAAGAGAATTTCAGCTTGTTTCAAACAAGGGATTTACTTTTACTGCCTTTCTAATGGGACAGATGAACTCAGGTGATAACTTTGAGAATTTTACCGCTACAGAAAGAATTATTAAGTACTCCTTTAGCATAAGAGTTCCTGCGTACATCCTTGCACCAAAGCATCCAGGAATTGCAACACCTTACAGAGTATTTCACTCAGCTCCAGATATCGTCTTTGAGAATTACGAAATCAGACAACAGGTTGCTCACCCGCCTGCCAAAATCTACGGAAGAGAAAAGGTGAATTCTTTCATCCTTTCAGACGTTGAGATTTTAAATTCTGATGGTGAACTTAGCGTGAGAAGAGATACAAACCAGCTTGAGACTGTCGTTGACGAGCAGGGAACTAGAAGATATCAGCCGTTAGTTACACGAGAACCAAGATCAGGAGAAAAAATAGATCCTGGACGGATTCTTACACAGCTAGAGGAGACTAAGGATTAGTCATTTCACAATTAGACCGGATATGTATTCAGTAAGAAAGCAATCGGAGTTGAGATGGCAGAAGTGACCTATAGGTCTCCGGGATTTTTTGAGGCCGAGATAGATCTTAGTGGGCCAACTGCAGGAGTCGTTGGCACTCCCGCAGGATTAATCGGAACTTCTCCGATGGGACCCGCATTTGTTCCGACGACAGTTACATCTCTAAGTGAATTCGTCAACATCTTTGGCGATGCTGGAAACAACAGATCTGCTGCGTACTACGCTGCACAGGAGTACTTTAAGAATGGAAACGCTCTCACATTCGTGAGAGTCCTTGGAGCCGGAGGAAATGACTCCTCCGGTGACGTTCTTGTTACGCAGACGCAGGGAACAGTTGCAGGAGCCGGATTCGTAATTTCAGGATCTCAGGTCGGAAGCGGAGATTCACGCTCAGAAGGCGTTGTGCAGTTTATTGTCGGACAGCACACACTCGCAACAGGCGACATTGAAGCCTCATACCCGATATTCACACAAAATAGCTCATTTCCAAACGCCGGAAGCAGCACGGCTAATCTTCTGCGAGGAGTTCTTCTTCTTGCATCCGGAACACGCGCGCAGATTTTGAGCGATAATCAGTCATACTCGAAGACAAATACCCAGGATGATACAGCCACACCTGGATCTACAGGAAATTTCAAGCTTGTAATTTCAAGCTCCTCCCCTGGCTTTGGAACCGCTGAGGGCTTTACGGGTATTAGGATTTACACAGCTTCTCTTGATCCGGATAGCGACAACTATATTTCAAAGGTTCTAAATACCGCTCCTTCTCTGTTCCAGACAAGTGAGCATCTTCTCTACTCGCACTTTCCAGTGGACACAACAGTTGCATCACTAACTGTTGGAGAAAATACAGTTGGAATTGCAAGCGGATCATCTAGCGCTTCTGCTACATCGGGAAATTCTTCTCTTCCCTTTATGACAGCATTTGGAAAATTTGACGCAAGATTCCAGCCTGCTCGTACTACTTCATTCATCAGCCAGCCATTTGTTGATAAGGAATATGATCTATTTCACTTTGAAACAATTGGAAGCGGAATTGATACAAACACAAAATTTAAGATTTCAATTAGCAACCTTAAGCGCTCAGACGATCCTTCAAATCCCTATGGAACATTTACCGTAGTTGTTCGAGATTTCTACGATACTGATACCGACATACGGATATTTGAGCAATTCCCCTTGTGCGACCTAAATCCCGCTAGCGATCGATACATCGCAAAGGTCATCGGAGACAAGAAGGTCTACTTCAACTTCGACACCGCAATTGAGAGTGAGAGAAGGTTTATCTCGTCTGGCAAATATCCAAATGTCTCAAGATATGTTCGAGTCATTATGAATAGTCTCGTTGAATCGGGGAATGTTCCAGCAGCTGCGCTTCCCTTCGGTTTCAACGGATTGCCAGTTCCCAAGACAACAGATACACTTACGGATGCTGGCGCTGCTGCCGACCTTAGAAGGCTGGGAATAGTAGGCGCGTCTGCTAACTCAGCTCTCTCAGCTTCCATCCTTCCGCCCGTCCCAATGAGATTCAAGGTGACTGCGGGCGAGACGCAAACAAGCCCTGGATTCCTCGGACAGTCAGGATATCAAGAAAGAGCTGACGGTAGGCTGTATTGGGGAATCAAGCCTGAGCGGGTTGAGAACGATCTTGATCCAAATAGCGGAACTTCTCGCGACCAGTATGTTGAGAACATTGTGAAATTTGCAGGAATTGAAAAGCTTGATGTCTTGGTCACGGGATCGGGAGCAAACACCTTCAATTCAAACAAGTTTACTCTTGCAAAGGTTGCCTTCTATAACGGATCAGTTTCTGATCTTACTGGAACTGTCGATCAGCACATGATCAACGCCTTCTATGGAAGAAACAAGACGCCAGCAGCACCAAGCTATACGGTGACATTTGGAAGTGAACCGGAAAGGATCACATTTGCAACACTTGCAACGCAGACTTCAACTTACCAGTTCAATAGATTCAGCGATTTTGCAAAGTTTACCAACGTCATGTACGGCGGATGGGATGGCACAAACATTCTAGACGCAGACATGTCTGCTCTCAACGATCGCGCATCATCTCAGGAGAGCGGCGGAAAGGCTATAGCTTCACCCGACATCGGGCTAAGCGTCAGCTCAACGTCGAACGTCTTTGGCTCTGGCGCCACGAACTCTATTGTGAAT